GCTATCGACTGAAGCAGAAACGAAAGGCCGGGGTTATCGCTGAAGCTAATCCTGAGTAAACAAGGTGGATCAATATTAAACCGTTGGTGGTGGCGGTAAGTGGATCACTTTTTACCCGTTGTTGACACATGTCACCACCCCGCCGTCGATACTGGTTTGCACCGGCATCTGCGTGAAGTGAAGCTCTTGCAACTGGAGACCACTGCCGCCAAGATTGATATTCATCCGGAACCAGTTCAGGCCCCGGTTGAGATAGTTCGGGCTGCGTAGCCACTGCTGGAAAGCGCGCTCCTGCGCCAGAGTGAAGATCCACGTCAGTGACCAGGTTGCTTTCAGGTCGTCAGTAAGGTTCTGGAAGATAGCCGGGCCGACCGCTGGCTGATCGGTCTGGAACCCGGTATCGAGCGTCATGTTTTTGCTGGCCTTCTGCGCCAGCGGTAGCCAGTCGGGATAGTCGATAATTGGCATCTAAGCTCCAGGCATTAAAAAACCCGCCGAAGCGGGTTTGATTATTCAACGGATCGTGGACCAGGCGGTGCTTCGTAAACATTGATTTTAATGTCAACGATATCCCCATGATTAATAAATTCCAGATCCTCTCCAGCAGGAGCAATGCCTTTAATTGTAGAGCCATCCTTTAGAGTAAAGACAAACTCTACTGCCCTGTTTGGATAAAGCTTATGAGGCTTGCCTATCTCTGTTGGTATTGATTTCACATCGTTTGGCTCAATAACCACACATATCTCCTTATAACTGACCTCGAGGTGTTCTTTTCGCAGTTGTATTGCCAGTGATAGCCTGCGATATAGGACCTCCATTATTCAAGTCAGCAATAATGGCATCCACGGTTATTGTACCATCTCCGTTGTTCGTAGCTTGAGCGTCAAATGTGGCACTCGTCATATTCTGAACGTTGATTATGACGTTCACACCGCCCCCTGAGGTCATATCCTTGTTACTGATCACCTTGCCATTGTCGCCCGGTATCATGTACTGCTTACCGGTGCTGGCCTGGTAGATCTCTGGCATGCCGCCTTCACCGACCTGATACATCCCGCCAGCAGAGACAGGCCCGCCGTTCTTGCGTTTGCCTGACAGTGCCAGGATGCCAGCCATCGCGCCAAGACCAATAGCAACAGCACCACCGAATGAAGCCACTGAGGACATGATGGCCGCCGGAGTCCATGCCGCCGTAGTAGCCGCTGCCGCTGCCGTCGAAGTCGCCGTCGTGGTTGCGATGCCTGCTGCCTGTGCCGTGGTGGATGCTGCAACCGCCGCGGTAGTGGCCGTCTGGCCCATAATGGCCGACTTAACCCACTCAATGCCCATCTGAACGAACGAGTTGACCACGCTGTTCAGCACGGTCATCCCGATGCTGCGCATTGCATCGCTGGCTGACATACTTCCGGTGACAATGCCAGTCAGCGCGTTACTTGCCACAGAACCGAGAGAGTCGAAAGCCGCCGCCGCTGCCTGAGTGGCCGCGTTCTGTTGCGCCCATTCTTCCCACATCGCAGCGTTACGCTGATCGCGATACTGCTGCTCGATAGCTGCACGCGCTGCCTCAGCCTCCCCGATCTTCTGCGGGTAAAGCTGGGCGTAAAGCTGGATGTCAGCAATGTCTTTCTGATACTGACTATCCAGCCCGGCAGTTTTACTGGTTTTTCCCTGGATGGTGCTGAACTTATTGGCTGCCTCAGTGCGCTCCCGTTCAGCCTTGGCCTGCTCACGCAATGCGTTGGCATTGTCCCAGGCTTTTCCTGCCAGTTGCCCAGCCAGCAGAAGTTGTTCCTGCGTGGCGGTGTTACCGAGAGACTGCTGTGCATTAAGCACGGCCTGAGCCCTGGACAGCTCCCCGACACTGCCAGCTGACAGCTCGGCCTTTTGCCTCAGCTCGTCCAGTTTTTTGTTAACGGTTTCCTGCGCTTTAGCGTATTGCTCGGCTTCTTTCTGTGCCGCAGACTTTCCGCCTTTCGCTTTGCTGCCGGTAGCTGAGGCGGTCGTTTTAATCTCGATAGGTTTAGTGGCTGCTGCTGTTTTCTGAACCGCATCCCAACCGGCGCGAGAGGCCTTCTCCCACGCCTCAGCTGTAAGTTGCGCGGATTTCTCCTCGTTCTCTTTCTGCCAGTCACCAAATCCAAGCCAACTCCATGTTCTCGCTCGCTTGGCGTACATTTCGGCTTCAGAGCGCAGATCTGCTATTTGCTGACTGGCGGTAGCTGCTTGCCCGGTAAGCCTGCCAATGGCAACAGCAAGAGAATCGATAACCAGAACCATCCCGTTACTAGCCCCTGTAGCCTGGTTAATATTATCAACCATGGTCAGGAAAGAGTTGGTGAGGGCGGTATTAGCCTGTGAAAGCGTGCGCGGGAGTTTCTCGAACTCTGCATTCACTGAGCCGGTTTGCTTCTGAATGGCGTTGAGAGCATCTTCTGCCGTCAGTTTCCCGTCCAGCATCAGCTGGCGAAGCTCTCCGATGCTTACACCCATCCCGGCGGCAATCTGGCGCGCCAGTTCCGGCATTTGCTCAAGGATGGAGTTGAATTCCTCAGCCCGCACAACTCCAGATGAAATCGACTGGCCAAACTGTCGCAGCGCATTCGCCATTTCCTCGGATGAGGATCCACCAATACGCCCGATTTTCTGAAGTGTTTCGGTAAGCTGAATGATCTGGCCGTTGGTAGCTCCGGTATCGCGCAACGCCGTGCTGAGAGTCTCCCACAGCTTTGCTGTATCCTGTAGCGAACCACCCGTTGCCGAACTGATGCGCATCAGATTCTGCATAGTCTGCGAGGCTGTCGCTGCGCTACCAGTAAGCCTCTCTATTCGCGCGTTGAGCTGACTCATATTGTCAGCAGCAACGAGGAATGCACGCCCCCAGTCAACAACTATCGATGCAGCTATGGCCCCGGCAACCTTGTTTATGCTGGTCTGGAGTTGGTCAAATTTACTGGCTGCCTTTGACGCGCCACCACTCATCTTCTCAAGGCGCTCATTTACCTTGCGCTGGGCCTCAATCAGATTCGCAACATCCATCTGCACCTGATAGACGATATTGCCTACTTGTTCCTCACCCGCCATTGATCTTTCTCCTGTGGATTATCCCACGCAATAGCCGGGAGTTATTTCTTCGCTGCGGCCCTTCTTGCCGCCTGTTTAGCCAGAAAATCATCAGCAACTGCGCTGTATTCTTCTTTGGTCAGGCCTTTCTGGTCCGGATATTTCTCTGACAGCAACGCCTGAAATTCAGTCATGGTCAGACGGCGCGCTTCATCCAGGCTTATACTGAAGTGGATCCTTGCTGCGTTGATGTATTCAATGGCGTTAAATTCTGTAGTGCCTCCAGACGATTCATGGCGCTGGAGTTTTCGCGTCTTCGCTTTCCCTGTTACGCCATGCTGTAAAAGATGCTGAGCAAAGATGACAATATCTGACTGGGGCATGAGACCGGGCGAATAAGAAAGCTTTCCTTCAACCTCATCCCATTGGCCAACAATCGGCGTTAAATCTTCATCTGAGCACGCCTGTAAAACATCCATGGCTTTTGCTAGCAGGCGATCTGAAACCCTGCGCATCGCTGGCCCCATCCAGTCAGGTAAACCGCCAAAAGCATCGGCACAGACCGAGATTAATTTGTCCGCCTCGCGACCATGAATATCAGCGTATATCTCAACAATTTCATGCGGCTCACCGATCCTTGTCATTGCCTCAAAAGACGGTCGTAACAAGTAATCTTTTCCGCCTTCACGGCTGTCACTTATGCCTATCTCGCCAATTTCTCTCAAAGCGGTCATGGTATTTCCTGATCAACGGTCATTATCAAGGCTGCCAGTCGACAGCCTTTGTAATGTTCGCTATGCGGTAACAGTGAGCACGCAGGTTGTTGAGGTGATTTTATTTCCGTCGCTATCCGTGACCTCACAGCGATAGCTACCACTCGATGCGGTTGTAACGCCAAGCAGCAGGAGCGTGGCTGTTGCCGCCGTAGGGTTTGCAGTTGAATCGATCTGAGTGCTGCCAAGGAACCATTTGTAGCTGTAAGTTGGGCGACCGCCTGTTACGTCAACATCAAGAACGACGTCGTTGTCTGCATCGGCAGCTTTAGTCGCTGGCAAATCTTTGGAGAATGCCAACGGCGTTGAAGGCGTGGCGTCCGTATTAACAACCTGAACAGTAGTGCCATCAGATACTTTGAACTCAACGGTAAACGTGATGATGTCGTTACTTCCGCCATCTGCTGGCGTAAGGTTAGAAATCACCATATAGCCCGAGAACTCGATTGGACCGATAGCGATACGTGCCCACAGCGTCGGCTGGCGCTTGGCATTGATCTCATCGGTGAAGTACTTCACCAGATTGCCATAACCGAACTGGTCAAGTTTGTCGTGTTTCCGCACTTCACCATCAAAACTGATTGTCGCGTCTGCGTTGGTGATGATGTTTTCTACCCATCCCGCAGTATCGTCTGCATCAGAAGTGACAGAGTTTGGAGCGAAATCCAGCCCCTTACTGGTTCCCGCACCGAGAGCCTTCCAGTCGTCTTCTGTAGGCCGCGCGTCTGGGCATCCATAGGCCAGCTCCAGTACAGTTGCCGAGCCGAATACCCTTTCGTTGGAGTTTTGGCAATTAGCCATCTTTGACCTCTTTTATGTATAAAAAAAGGCCGCCAGATGGCGACCTTGTGTTGATGATTTTTCTTCAGTCCCCAAAAGTGCAGGCAAACTGTAATCTTAGGACAATCCTTCCCTCCTCCGTCGTCACAGGAGTTGGGTAAGCGCCCATGTTTTCGATCTTACCCACGCATTCGTCTGCGTGAGGATTTGCCTGAACGTAATCAAGGATTGACTGAGCTGCCGTTGCCGCCGCCTGGTTTTTATCCTTTGCACCAATCACATCGACCAGGACATAGTTATCGTTCCCGAGGTCATTTCTGATGGGGGTTCCGCCATTTGGTCTGAACACCATAATCGCTTTCGAAAGGTCCTTCGGGTCATTGAAATTAAGAAGCTGAACCAGGAAACCGTTAGTAAGCCCGGCTTCGCCAAACATGTTCCTGACTCGCTGATACATAGGAGGATTCATAGAGACATTTCCTTGGCGATTACAGCATCAATCTGTCGCTGCGTGTCTTCAAACCCTTTGGTTAAAAACTCCTTCCTGGCCGTCGCTCGGCGGAAGTTCTGAGGTACGCTTGGGTCATGGACGTATGCAGCATAGTTAGCTGAATAACCCACCCGGCCCGTCACGCGATTGCCATTTACAGTGATCTCGCGGAACTGGCTATTGATGAGGGTTGATGTATCGATCGGGGTATAGAGCGCCGCCTGAGATCCGCCGATAATCAAAGCTGATTGCATGGCTCTGACGACCTTTCTACCCTGAATATCACCAACCAGAGCATTCAGGTTTTTCTTCGCCTGGGTGATGCCCTTCACTTTGATGCCCATGGCTACACTCCCGTCAGGATGGCGTAATCATCCGCCAGTCGCTCGAACGTATCGGCATAGCGGATAACCTGCCGCACCTCGTCGGCGCCGGCCACAACCGGGTCGGCTTCGGTCGATACGCCAATCAGCAGATAATCACCCGCGGCCGCCAGCGCAAACTCCGTCCAAACGGTGTTCTTCACGACGATTTCAGCGCCCAGGCTGGCTAACTTCTTGCTGAGCCCGCCCTCGTAATCACAGAGGATTTGCTCAGGTTCGGCATAGCCAAGCGGATCGCCGTATTCGTCATTACCTTCCAGCTTGCGCCAGATGGTCGCCGTGGCTGTGTATGACCACGAAGCTACGCTGCTCAATTTTCTGCCCCATGTCTCACGGTGAACAAACCTGATGAAACCTCTGCAACCAAGCGGGCTTCCCATGCTTTGACGAACGAGTCAAACCGCCCAAGCGGCCTGGTTTTACCCATGTAATGAATCTGGGCCCGAAATTTACCAGTTTGCTTGCACCACGTAACTCCTGTCACTCCAGTGGTGTTATCTTTTCGCCTACGAACATTTCGAGCATTTTCGCCAGCGATACACTCACGAAGGTTGCAAAGCCGGTTATCGGTTTTGATACCATTGATATGATCAATTCTTCCCCTGGGCCATTTCCCATGAGCATAAAGCCACGCTAAACGGTGCAATCTGTAGCTCTTGCCAAAGATTGTCATGTGAAGATAACCGCAACTATCAACGCATCTACTAAACGCATTCTCCTTAACGCCTCTGCGTCCTTTCTTGCAGCTAATCAAACCCGTGTAGGCATCGTATGTTATTAAACTTCTTAGAGTTTCAACATTCATGAGTTTACTCATCCTCTCCATCTAATAACCTTTGCGCCGGAATTCCTTATCCGCTCACAAAGAATGAACCACTCGCCGTCCGATTTCACGTAGCCGGTAGTCTCCCGCCCCGTGTCGGTCATCACCCATACGCGAGTGAAGGAACGGGGAAGCCCGTGCTTAACTGATTTGTACGTCATCACTTGTCACCGCACATGCAGCCGCCCTTCCCGATCCAGATACCAGCGAATGCCGGGGTGGCGGTAGGGTCGGCAGGAATAAGGGCAGTGGCGCAGCCGTACTTATCCAGCCCGCGCAGCAGGTTCACTGATGCTTTCCAGCGATCGGTGAACGACTGATACCGGAAAGAGCGCGACGCACCACTCGGAGCTGTCTGGCTGGAGATGTATTTATCCCCCTGCCCGAGCCCCATAAGCGCCAGCAGATAGAGCTGAATCAGCAGAGAGGTCGATGCCGGATAATGCGCATCAAGACACTCCTGAATGCCGTTGGCCTGGTCGACGAGAGCCTGAAGAACAAAATTTGGCAACTCAATGCCGACACTCGATAAGTACTCAGTGGCTTCTTCTATAGTAACCATGGTAACCGCTCTCAAAAGAAAACCCGCCGTAGCGGGTTTCTGTTTATTCATGTCTGGCAAAATCGCCATGGACTTTATTTCTTGTTTCTAAAAGCCATTCCTCAACCACTTGTCTGGACTTTGATTTTTTCTTATGGCTGACACCATTAGCGACAATTTGCCCAAGCCAAAGCCCTGATGACTTCACGAAACACAAGCCCTTAACTCCGCTGGTATTATGGGAAGGGGTTCTCATGTTCCAGAGGTTTTGCGATGTAGTAGCTATTCGAAGGTTGCGTATCTCGTTGTTCTTTCTATCACCGTCCGCATGATCAATATCATGACCATCAGGAATTGAGCCATTATTCAGCTCCCAAACTATGCGATGCGCAGCATACCGTTTCCCAAACAGCCAAACGACATAGTCTCCACGAGTACAGCTATAGCTTCCAGCGACAGATCCAGCCCTCATCTTTCCTCGCTTAGTTTTCCACCTCAAGCCAGTATCAGATGTTGGATCGTAAACAAGAAATTCGGATAGAATGATTTTCGCCATGATTTTACCTCCGCTATAGGTAAATAATTGGTTAGGGCCGGGGCAATGTTGACGCATTCCCCGGCTCGCTTATTTTACCATTAGCGCAGATATTAATCATTATTACCCCGCCGGAGCGGGGCATAAAAAAAAACCGCCTGAGCGGCGGCTGTTATTCAGCAGGGAAAAGCTTTTCGAGTTCGCCATCCGGCAAAAGCTCGCTGAGTTTTTCAGCGCCCAGGTTGCCTTTGAACTCAATACCCAACTCAGTAAGGCGGCCCTGAATGATCTCTTTGCGAGATTTTTCACCGGTACCGGCATCAGGTGTTGCAGGTTTCAGCTCGCCACCAGCCTCGCCCTTCATCAGCCGGACGTTAGACTTCAGCGCCGGGTGAAGATCTTTCAACTCCACCACGTCGCCAACCTTTACGCCGAACCATGGGCGCACAACTTCGTATTTAGCCATGCTGTTTCCTTACGCCAGGTTAGCGCCGTAGACAACGCCGGACAGCCCCTGATCGTCTGCGGTAATTTGCAGACCTTCAGCAGACATGATCTGGAAGTTGTAGTTAACGTTAGGCAGTGGGCGCGGCAGCGGAACAACGCCTACAGCCATACCCACCAGTGGTGAGATCACGTCACGGCGACGAACGTACGCAATAAACTCGTTACCGGTCAGCGCGAAGCTCATACGGATTTCTTTCACCGGCGCGAAAGGCAGAACAGCCTGCAATACAGTGCCGCTTACGACGCCATTCACCACGTACGGCTGCGCCAGGTTTGCCCAGATTTCCGGGGAAACCCACATCACATCGTAGGCGGCGACTTTGTTCGTGCGTGCGGTGGTGCCGAATGCGCCTTTACCGAAGAATGCAAAGATCGCGGTCATGTCAGCGGTTGTCAGGTCGATGTTCGCACCACCAGCACCAGAACCGAGGTTAATCTTCTTGGTGTTGCGGTGGTTCTTGATGCCCTGCGCCGGGTAGGACTGAACCTGAATTTTTGAATCGCCGTTCAGGTAGTAGTTGACGCGCTTCTGGTTGAACTTGCGCATCTTCGCCATCTGCGAATCCAGCACCAGATCAATGCCTACAGAGTTAAGGCCAGCAGCATGACGCCAGTTAACACCGTAGCCAGCAGTGAACACCGGAATCGGGTCGCCATCGCTCGCGTAGTCAGTGTGGTCGAAGGAGAATGGCGCCTGACCATCTATGCTTACTGACACGTCGTCAGCGATATCGCCGACCACGTTATACAGCTTGGCGGTTTTACCAACCGGCAGCACGGTCTGAACGCCGATCAGGTCGTTCACGATTTCCATGCCAACTTCCTGATCGCGCAGTTGCAGCACCTGATTGTCAATCTCAGCCCAGAAGTCACGGGAGAAACCGCCAACGGCGTTACATGCCAGCATGTCAGGCGTCATGATTGCGCGGTTAGCCGCGATGATGGAATCGTTCTGAAGGTTCCACATGTTGCGGTTTGCCCACAGTTCACTCCAGTGCCCGCCGAGGCGGGAGTTAGTCGCCAGCGTCTCTTTAGAGAAGTACATATGTGTTTGTCCTTTTGTTACGCGCCAGCTGCGGCGACAGTGCCAACGCGCATACGCACGCGAATGAAGTCAGTGGTGCTGGCCGCGATGGTGTATTCATCCTGGCTGTAGCCGATCACTGAATCAGTGTCGGATGTGGCAAGGGTAAACTGACCGGCAGTTCCCAGCTTGATCGGGCTGTCTTTTTTATACGCACCAGGCAGGCAGCGCAGCGCCAGCTCACGACCTTCTTCAACGTAGTTACCTACTGCCGAATCCCCGGCCGGGATTTCTTCGGTGATTGTCAGCCCCTGGTGGTAACCAACATCGATGATGTACAGGCGACCGGTTAGCGCGGTGGCCTGAGCGAATTTATCGGATGAGTTGATAGTTGCCGCAGTACCGGGAAGCAGCGCGGCGGCCGTAGTGCGGGTTTCGGTCTTGTACAGAGACTGACCGTCGATATTAACGCGACGATAACGTGGCATTATTCCGGCTCCTTACTTGAAGTGTTCGTCTGCGGCTGGTGCGCCGGTTTCTTTGTGCTGCTGAGCATTGTTGGTGCCCAGCGGCGCAGCTTCGCCCAGCGACTTGAACATCGCGTCCAGAGCTTCGCCTGACAGAGCGTTCGCGACGATATCGCCATGGACCTTCGCAACCGCTTCGCGCTTTGCTTTCTCTTCGGCACGGGAGTTCGCGGTCAGGGTTTCCGCGAGTTGCTTCTGATTGGCCTGCAGCGCATCAACCTTTTCCGCGAGAGGCTTAATAGCCGCTTCAGTATTGGTCGCAACAGCCTGGCCGATCATGCTGCCGATTTGTTCCAGTTCTTCTTTGGTTAAAGGCATGTCGCCCTCCGTTTTGTGGTTTGGTGCAGGCTGTTCCTGCGGTGTGAATAGAGCTTTGAATTTGTTAGCGACGACGGCCACCCACGACTCCTGGCGCGCTACTGCGGTTCCGGTATCGTCGATTGTGATCTTCCCGCCATCAGCGGAATAACCGTAAACCTGAGCATCACCGCCATTTCGCACGATGACCACCTGCGAGTCAGTGAAGTCAGCAACCCAGGCATATTCATCCGTGCCCGGCGCAAACTTGGCTTTGGCTGCCCGATCGAGACGCTGCTCGCGCTCCCGGTAGGATTCACCCACCAGCGCGCCGGAGTTAGCCTTAAGCGGCTGTGCAAGATCAGCGTTAACCATCAGGCCAACGCCCTGCTCAGGAGTGGCGGCCCCGACCTCGTGCAGAAGGATCGCGTCGTGATCCATGCTGTAAATCTTCGCAACCCACTCAGCGCCAGTGGCCCGTTGCTGTTCGTTTGGTTCAAGCTGGTCGAGGAATGCGGCAACACTGGTATGAATCGGCGGAACGTCATCACCGCGCTCGATAGCTGCGACGCGCTCGAGTAGTTCTCGGCCACCTTCAGACTCACTGGCGCGGGCCACATCAACCCACTTTTCGAGGTAGATACGATTACCGGACTTCTTAACGTTGCGGTTCCACGCGCCGATATGGCCTGCGTTAATCCCCTCAGGAGAGAAAGCAGACACGAACTGACCGTTAACCTGAGGGTGACCCAGCGGCGCCAGGGTACCTTCCAGCCCCTTATAGTGGGCGTCGATTTGCTCTTGCGTGTACAAGCCGCCATTCATGACGACGTTAGCTGGAAGTGTGTAGCTCGGCAGCACCAGGTGCTCACGCCCGTTGTATGTTTCGCGCCGGATAGACTGGCTGTTCACCTTTGTGGTGATGTTGACCTGAATATGCTCACCATGTTTCGGTGCCTGGATTGGACGCGGTGCTTCGTGGTTTACCTGGAATTTCATGAGTTATTTCTCCGCCCAGGCGTAACCGCTCGCCTGCATCGATTTATATTCCTGTTTGAGTTTCGTGATGGTGTCCGGGTATTCCGGCTTGCCGTCCGCATCCACCAGCACCGACTGCTGGCTGCATTTGCAGTTGATGGAGTTGCCATCTTTGCTGTACCAGTCACGCACCTCTTCGTTGGTGTAGAGGTGGGCATGGCGCACTGCGTGGGTATGTCGCGTTGTAGGCGACAGAGCTGAGATGTGAACCAGCAGCGTTTTAAGGCCGAACAGGTCATTCGCCTCTTGGTCTTCATCCCACTTGGCCCGGCGCAGCGCGGTAGTCACTTCAGTGCGTGCTATCCGGTTAGCCCGGCGTTTCTCGATGCCGGTCTGGTCTGTCAGGTTGCGGGCAATGTCCAGCGGATTGAGCCCGCGCCCAACACCATCAGTAAGAACACGCGCCATGTCGCGCTTAACGTCAGCAGTCAGCCCCTTCATTTCCTCAAATACACGCGCATGCACCAGCGCCATACGTTGCTGGTAAGGGTCGCTTGCGAGGATGGAGGCCAGCGACTCACGACCGGCGGCGTACACCGGCGACTGCTGGCTGAGGTTGTAGAACGACTGCCCGGTCCCCTTCTCCGAAGCCAGATCGATGTACTCGTAAAACCATAGGTCATAATCGCCACCTTCAAGCAGCACCTGATCCACCAGGTAACTGGCATCGTTCAGGATGATGGAGAGTAGCGTTGGGTTTAACTGGTATTCGTATCTGGCGTTTACTGCGAGGGAGGAAGGTATTTTGTCGAGTGCTGATTTGTACGCCTTGCCAATCTTATTCATCCGCCTGGCGAAGTCTTTCATTGCCCGTCGTTCCAGCGCATCGGCTCCGGTAGGATCCTGATAGTTACGCGGTAGAATTGGTGGCTTCGTCTTGTTCGTCGCCATCCTCTTCTCCTAACGGCTCTTCGTCGTCATTGTCATAACCCGCAGCTGTACGAATCTCTTCACGGCTGAACGCTGGCTCTTCGCCGCTGCCCTGCATGGTCTGGTTAATCTCGCCCATGGTTTTGGCATTGGTTAGCTTCTCAGTGCCGGTCTGTTCGTTCAGGTCATCCCAGATAACAGCCTTCTGGATTACTGAGTCGACGATCTGCAGGTCGATAAGCTTGTCGCAGAAGTCCTCTATCTCGAAAGCGAGGTCTACTCGGCGCGACTGACAACGAGCATTAAAGTATTTCTGGTCTTCGGTACTGGAGCGCTCAGCCTGCTGATTACCAACCAAAATGCGCGTCGGGATATCAACTCCGGCGGCGGCGGTCTGCAGGTTTACGTTATAGGTCGCTGACGGATCAGCAACAGCAGTGACCAGCGGTGTGACTGTGGCCCCCTGGGTTGTCATCAGAACATCGTTACCACGGTTCATTTCCCCGGCAACGTCGTTAAACTTATCCTGCAGCTCGTCAATGCTCACGCCATAAAGAGACGCAAGATTGTTGAAGTCGATTTCCTTCTCAAAATTGACATTAAGCTGGCGAGCGGCGTTCTTCAGGAATGACTCACCAGACCCGCCTTCTACCTTCTCAAGACTCACGAAGGCGTTATATGCTGGCTCAAGGAAGCCAATAGCATCGTCTGAGTAATCGCCAAGGATGAAAACGCGATCGGGGTGGATGTTGACACGGCGACTTGAACCATTCGGCAACCGTTCGGCGTACTGCCACATCTTAGGCTGGCCGTACGTCTTCGAGTTCAGGCCAGTGTCCCACTCGCTCACCGTAAGCGATCCGGCCCACGCCACCGATATTTTCTGAAGACCTCGCCCTTTGGTTACCGGAAGGTTCCAGTCTTTTTCATCGCGGACGTGCAGAAGGATGCCAGCATAACGGCCCACCAGACGACGGCGATCGGCCTCAGAGAATGAGCGCCAGAATCGGTTGGTGAATACCTGTTTGGCCTTTTTCTCCCAGGCGGTTTCGTTTTCGCTCTCGTCGGCATCGTCACCCTCGATGATTTCCGGGTTAGTCTGCCAGCACTTGCCCACCAGCTTCTCAACTGCACCGTGAGCGATACCGCCACGGCGGTACAGGGCATAGAGGTTTTCGTAGGTTACCTGCTCAGGGAATCCATATTCGCACCATGCGGAATGGCGCTTATTATCCAGCCCCATTGTTGGCGCCATAAGCCCCATACGGGCGCGCGCCATCCGCGCATCGTTCAACGCATGGTTGACGGCGAGAGTTAATTTGTCAGTCATGGTTTGTCCGTTTGGTTAGCGAAGGCGTTTCGGAATCATCATCCCGGCCATCTGGCCCTTACGCTTAATGTGACCGTCGAGGCTGTAGCGGATACCGTCCCAGCAGTGCTCATAGCCATCGGCGAGCTTCGGCAACACCTCACCGGTGATGCGGTCAGTTTTGTACGACCACATGCGAGCCTCACGCGCCACGTTCTTGCAACGCGGGTGGATAATGATTTCGTCGAAACCGCGAAGATGGGCGATACCGTCCTCAACGCTTCCCTGCCATTTTTCGGCGGCTGAGATGTTGAAGCCCTGCCGCTTGAGATAGCTTATCGTCTCAGGTCGTGCCGCGTCAGCCTTAATTGGCCAGTCACGCGATCCGGGGATTGTGTCGTATAGCTCTGGCATATGGTCGAGCTCTGTCTGCTGACCGTATGCCTCGTATTCGATGTACAGCCGGTTGTGCAGGATGAACGAGCGCACCAGCGTGTTAGGGTCTTTGGCGAAACCGAAGTCAGCACCGAAGAACAGGCGATCGGCCTCTTTCCATAGCTGGTCCGAGAACTCAGCGATCCGGTATTTTCCGGCCAACACCTGCTTATCAGAGTTTTCGAGGTAAGCACCTTCCCAAACCCACGCGTATGTTGCCGGGTCGAGGCGGCGCTGATCGTTCTGCCGCTCACCTTCCAGCACGTCAGGGAACCACGGGTTATCCGTGTAGTTCATCTCAACGGTGATACAGTCGTCGCCAGCCTCTTTACGGAAACGCTTATCCGTGGCGCTGCCGTCGCGCTCCGGGTTCCATGTCACCCAAATCTCTGAACCTTCCTCACGAACGGTCGGGCTCAGCTTCTGCCAGGCTATTTCGCTGACTGATTCAGCCTCATCAACCCAACAGAGCAAGATGCGCGCTTTCGACTTGATGCTGTCGAGGTTATGCCGCAGACCGCAGAACACGTAGTTAACGCTCTTGTCGATGGTGCGGATGTACTTCTCGCCGATATCAAAGTTGGAAGCCAGCCAGGGAACAGACAGGATAGCCTGTTTCACCTCCTGCATACTCGACTCTTCAAGCGAGTTCATGAACTCACGCGCGCAGAGCACCACGCCGCTTTCACCGTTCATCATCGACTGATACGCCTTTACGGCAGTCATCAGTGCGAATGTGCGCGTCTTGGCGCTGCCACGTCCACCATGCGAGCACCGGTAGCGCTTATTCACGGCGGTGAACAGCGGCGCAAGCTTGGCGGGGATCGGCAGTTGAACGGCTTTACTCATGCTTTCGGCTCAACGGGTAACAACTGGATGATGGTCGGCTGCGGAGTCATGCTGCCATCAGGGCTTGAATGCTCGATTTTCTGGCGATTGGTGTAGGCATCGCCCATTTCTTTGGCGGCCTGCTCGATAAGTTGAGAGGTCATGCCGTAGTTCTTCATCTTTTCAGCATTGGTCGCCATTCGGTCGAGAACGCGCAAACGGTACGCTTTATTTGCGATCGGAATATCGGAGATTTCATTCTGGAAGCGTTCGCGGGTGGCATTGAACATGTCCACCCACTTCTGCGCCAGCCCCCTGCCGTTTGCTTTCGTCGGGTCGTGTGATTCGACCTGCTGACGAGTGATGCTCAGGCCAAATTCTTTTTTGACCAGCTCAACCACCTGGGATGGGGTATCGAAGCAGGCAAGGGACTGAACGATGAAGGCTTTGACCTCACCTTTCAGTGTCGCCATGGATTACCTGCCTGTCATAATCAGTCATATTGTTAGGCCAGCTTTAACATGCATGTGCCGCATGACCTGGCTATATCGATGTGAGCCACTTCTGCTGGCGCATTGGCCGCATCAACGAGCTCCTGCACTTCTTTGCTGGCTCCGTATCTACGTACGACACCAGTGAATTCTTCGACGTCGTGGCCGCGCAGTGTGAGCACTGGCTGCCCGGTCTCTTTGTTGAACTTAGGCGCTCCGAAATCATCGGTGGCCTGGGCAATGTGGTAAAGCTCATGCTCCACCAGAGCGCAGAACTCAAGGTCACTGCATTGTGAGCAGTAATTAGCCGCCAGCGTGATGATGAACTTTGGGATTCGCCCGAACCATTCATGCATCTGCTGTTCCATTCTGGCTTTCTGCCATCCACCGGCGCGTAGCATTACCTGTTCAGCCTGACCGAGAACGTAGCGCCCTTTCTTCGCAAACGAGTCAGAGGCCCACATGAAGCAGAGCTCAGCCTCTAACAGGTGTTCGTGGTCAGGGTTATGGATGCTGCCGGTATCGCTGAGGATTTGGCGGTTTATCCACTCATGCACTTCGTTAGCGGGGATCAGCCTGGTGTATGGCTGCCAGTTGTCGGAGGCGATGAAGTTAACTGGCGGATAAGGCCTGCGCTCGTCATCGTTAACCATGGGTTACTCCGTAGTTTGTTCGGTCTGTTCTTCCGGTACTGGGGTAAACTCCACTCGCTTTACATCAGCAGGAGCGAAGTACAGCCACTGGCCCGTTTCCGTCGCCAGCGGCACAAAGCCGTTTACCAGCTCAGGCTGACGTCGTGACATCTTGCCAGTGAAGGTTTCGCCTGTTTGGGTGGTTAGGGTGATTTGGTAGATGTCGGACATAAAGCCTCTTATCCCCTACAGGGTATATTTTCGATTTATCCGCTATAGCCATTATCAAGCCCACCCGCAGATGAGCTTTGTAATGGAAAGCCGTTGTGAAAGTGGCTCTCTAAAACCACATATTTGTGGTTATGCAGCCAGGCGGTGCTGTTCTTCGATAAGCGGCTGGCGGTGATTACGCTCGAACATACCGCGCAGCACTTCTTTGCGTTGTTCGAAGTCCCACCCCATGCTGATAAACACGGTGTTAGCACGCTGTAGCTCGGTGATGCAGTGGATTTGCTCTGGCGTGAGGTAGTCGCGGATTGGCTCTTTCTTTCCGATCTCGTGATGCACGCGGAACTTAGCAGACGTCATGCCCAGCGCCAGCCTGTTAATCAGGTCAGCCTCATTGGAGAAATGATGCGGTGCAATCTGCTTACCCTGAGCCTCTCGCTCATGTTTAATGGCGTCGGTCATAGGCTTGTACTCCAGACGCGCCGAGTTGCGATCCATCTTCTTCTTCGCCAGCGCGCTGCGCATAGTGAAGAATTCATATACCAAGCGCTTTTTGAATTCACGCACAACTTCATTGTTTCGCATGTAGGTGATCAACAGCGTGGTTTGCTGTTCGTTTAGCAGTGCTATTTCCTGCTTCTGCATGCCTCCATCGGTTTGAAAGGGTCGCATTTCAAATTCCACCCTTCCGAACTCTTCGAGGTCGCTTTTGTACTTCCTGATGAGTTGAATCACTGGCTTGTGATCCTTCATAACACCACTGGCGATCACTGCCGAGTTGGTGACCAGGTCGAGCTTCTTGATTTCAACTAATTGCATGGCGATGTTCCTTTAGAAAGATGAGCCTGTTCGCACAGAAAAGCCGCCCCGAGATGGTCGCCACCATATACGGCAGTTCTCAGGCTCAGCTTTCTGAAAGACTCGGGATTGTTATGCGCTGCGATGCGCGGTTTACTGCGGGCATAAAAAAGCCCGACCGAAGTCAGGCTCTGTTATTTGGGTAACGAATCATTTAAGACACTGCTCTTTGATGTAGTCCTGCAGATAACCGACCTGCTTCGTCACTGTGGCGATTCGCTCTCTGAGGGTGAAATAATCCCGTTCAGCGGAGTCAGTAAGTCGGGGGCCGGTAGCATCGACCATGCCGCCGGTGCCGGTCTCTCCGTTCGTGGGGCAGTTTGCGTTGAGCTGCAGCCGCTTCCGACCAGCAATGACATCGCTATGCAGACGCTCAATGGTTTCTTTCGCATCAGCCAGTTCTCCGGTGTATTTGGCATCCAGCGCAGCGACATCACGCTGGCGCACCTTCATGTCATCGATGGTATTTTTCGCAAGGCTGAGATTCTCAATTGCCTTGTCGCGCTGGTCTTTGTAGGTGATGGCGTTATCGCGGTAGTGGTTCACGAAGAAAGCCAGTAAGCCAATTACGGCCACCACAAGAAACTGCAGCCAGTAACGCTTAACCAGTGCGCTAATCACGACAGGAACAGAGCGCGCTCCGCCTCACGCCGACGGGCCAGCCCATTCAGTACCTTGCCACCAGCTTTATTCCAGCGCAGGAACTCATCGGCAGCGCCAGCGTAATCACCGGCGTTGAGTTTTCGCAGGAGAGTCGATGTCGACAGTGACCGGGCGCCGAGGTTATACGTGAACGACACCAGGGCGTCAAATTGCCCCTGAGTCAGCCCCACTTTGACCAGGCGGAACACGTCACTTTCGTAGCTGACCAGTCCTGTCTTCAGCAGGCGTTCTGCCGTTTCCTGCTTAATCGTCATCCCGGCGCGGATTGGTTTTCCGTCGACAGGCTGAGTCCATCCGTATCCGATCGTCCACACTCCGACGCTGTCCTGGTACGCGGTGAGCTTGCAGCCTTCGAACTGCTTGATCAGGGCAATGCCTTTATCACTGGTTTGCATGGACTACTCCGTTATAACGACCCTCGCCAGGTTCCCACGTGCCAGCCACACCGCTATGCAGATGACGGAGTTCAGAAGCAGATCGCCGAGGTTAACCTGTACGTAGTGGCCGAGCAGAATGTTGAAGGCGTTGAATCCTGCGGCAAGGATGACCAGATAGGCCAGCACCGCGACACTCAGGCGATGACGCTTTCCCTCTTTACGGAAAAACATCAGCCTGACCATTATTAACAGGCAAACTATGGCGTTTGCATCCATCAGAAGAAGCTGCCTGAATCGCCACGCGTTTAACAGACACCTCAGAGTCATTTAAGATGACTTAAAGAGAGGTGCCCATGAGCGGTAAGCGTTATCCTGAAGAGTTTAAAACTGAAGCAGTCAAACAGGTTGTTGATCGC